GAGCGTCGCATGGCGGAATTGAACGGAGCGGCGCTCAAGTATTCAGGCGCTGCAATGGGTGCACAGAACCTGGCAAACGCTGAGAAGATGAAAGCGGATATCAAGATCGGAGCGGCGGTCACGCCTGGATCGATCCAGACCTCCCAGGCTGCCGGCGATATCGCCACCGGTGCGGCGGCGCGCGTTGAGCGCAACGCTGCCGGCATCAATGCAGGTATGGGAGCAGTTGGTCGAGGGCGCGCAAATTTGGGCGCGACAAGCGATATGTTGCTTGAGATGGGTGGCACATGGTTTTCTGGGATTGAGAAACTATTTAGTGGAGATATTCGAGGCGCTATGGACACTCGATCCCAAATGCTTGGGCAAGTCGATGAACTTGCGAACGCCCAGAACTACGCGTATCAAGGCACTGCCGCGCCTGGTGCACAAGGGAGCGCGGAACAGATTATGCATCTACGGGCGATTGATCGATCCTTACGTGGGGGGGCACAGTAATGGGCTACGGGATCCTCGAGATCAAGGAGTCACGCCAGTGGAACTTCGAGAACGTCGATGAAACCACGATGACGGCCGTCTACTTGGCCTGGTGGGAACCGACCACCGTTGGCGAGGCATACCCAGGCGACGGGTTGGTGCTCACGCAGACCGGAATGCCAATGGTGCAGACCCGGCCGGCTGCTGCAATTCATACCTACCCGCCGGCGAGCATCAATACGTTTATTGCAAGCCTCGTGTGCCGTTCGGTCATCGCTGTGCCTGAGCCGGCTGTTCCGTACACCTGGCGAGTGACCGCGGTGTATTCAACCATGCTTCCGGTGGACCCCGCCAAACAGGGCTATGGCGCAAAGCAGACAATGGCAATCAGTGGTCGGCAATACGCCGAGTATCGAAGGTCCACTAGCACCGCAACTTTAACCCTGCCGGCCGATGGCAATGCCGCATGGCCACCAGCGGCTGATATTGGCGGAACAAAAATTGACTTGAACGGTATGCCACGCGCCAAGGAACTTCCGCAGATCACTCGGCAGCTGGAATACAAGTGGGACCGCACCCCGCTGATCAACACTACGACTCCAGATGATCCAGATTGGCAAGTCTTCTACGACGCTATCAACAAGAGAAACAGCGTCACATTCATGGATGCGTCGGTGGGGACGATGCTCTACAAGGGTTTCTCAGCCACGCTCGATCGCGAGATCTGGCGCATTGTCCATACCTGGATCTTCGATTCGTACTACCACGTCGAGCAGATGCCGGTACCAAATCCAACTGGACAGCCGTACCTTTTGCCTGGTGTGACTGTCGCCGGCCTGCAAATTAACCAATGCGAAAAGGTGGGGTGGTATCAGCCGTACCCACAGACCGTCGATTTCATGGATGACTTCCTGCCGGCGACCATTGAAGACGATCTGGTCAAGGCGTACCCGCCGATGCTCTTCTGATGTCCTACTCGCAACCACTGTTCCACGGCGGTATGTACGGCAAGGCGAATGCCGTGGTTTGCAATGGCTGGCAAGCCGCAGCAAACGCGACAGCCCGGTACGGCGAGGCGATGGCGTGGGCTAATCAGCAGGTCATCAAGGGCCAGATCGTCACGCAGGGACTGTGCCAAGTAAACAGCGCGGTTTTGATTGTGGGTGAATCCAATCGGTGGAACTACACCATCAAACTGTGGACACCCGCCGGCGTGCTTGGCACTGGCATCACCGTCAGCGCCACGGATTCGCGGTTCAGCTACACGAATTGCCGCAACATTCGCGAGGAATACAACACCGCGACCGAGGTGGATGGCATGAGCCTGAGCAGTCCCTCGGCAACCATCGGGCCCGTGGGCAGCAACTATGCCGGCAGCACCTGGCAAACAAGCGGCCTAGAGGCGGTAGTTCTTGTCTACGTCGTTTATGACTCATTCGGCAAGGCGTACCCGTTCTTTGATCGCCCCAACCCAATCAGGTGCACCTAATGGCAAACCTCACGCTCGTCACTCCCATCCCGCCCCAGGTCATCTGCAAAGGTGAGGTGTTCGCCATTTCCATGCACGTGCACGATGACGGGTCGAACTTCAACTGGACGAACTTCACGCCCGTCGGCAAAATCACCGTGGGCACGATCACCATTGCCGCTAGCACCGCGACGGTAATCAACGCTGGCGGCGGCACTGCCACGGTTGCCTGGACTGCCGCGCAAACCCTGACCGTAGACGCCAATGCCTGGGGAACCATCGTGCTCTACGCCGACCCGACATCCGGCAGCGAGAACCGACACATCGCAACCATCTTCGCACGCATAACAGCTGAGGCAATTCCATAATGTTTACTTCGATGCTTCGTAAGGCTCTCTTGTCAGCGGTAGCCAGTGTGTTGGATATGTACACAGGTCTTACATCAACTGGTGGCACTTACGCTGACATTATTACAGGTGTTACATCCTCAACTGCAACCACTTATTCCGACATTCTCCAGGGCGGCGCTTCATAACTTCAAGGAAACCATATGGCAACTATTAACGCAAACATCTGCATTCGTCGCGACACGGCCACAAACTGGACAAACAACAACCCGACACTCCTGGTTGGGGAAATGTGTCATGAAACCGATACCGGGAAGTTTAAGGTTGGTACGGGCGCGGTCTGGACTTCTACGAGTTATGCCAATACGCAGACCACCAGTCTGACCGTTACGAACGATGCCACCATCAACGGAGTTCGCGTTGGTAAGGGCAACAATAGTAATACGACTAACACGGCTGTGGGTACTGACGCTCTTGTTTCACTAACTACCCCAGTTGGCGGAGTAGGGTCCCTGAATAACACAGCAGTTGGACATCAGGCAGGATCCAGCCTGATTGGCGCATCTAACAATACGCTGATTGGTCGTAATGCTGGTTCCCAAATTACTGGTGGTGCGGGTAACACAGCCGGCGGATTTGACAACACCTGTGTTGGATCAGGTGCGGGTGGAAGTATTGTTCTTGGACATACAAACACCATAATCGGTAGTGCCGCTGGTAGTGCGCTTGCATCAGATGCCAACACGCTAGTTGGTTACGCAGCAGCATCTTCCACAACGACGGGAACGGGCAACACGGCCATTGGATCAGGTGCGTTGCAAAGAAACACAACCGGAAGCAACAATGTGGCGGTCGGAAACGATGCTTTGCGTGGAGTTGCCGGGGCAACCATTGTTGGCGCAAGCACAGCAGTCGGTGCATCTGCGCTCCTTTCGGTGCAGCCAGGATCTACAAGCCACAGCAACACGGCTGTTGGTTTTCAAGCTGGCATGGCAATCACGACGGGGAAATACAATGTAGCTTTCGGAAACCAAGCACTGGTGCAAAACAAACTCGGTGACAACAACACCGCACTTGGTGAATACTCCGGCGATGGTTGCAAAGCAAGCGACAACGTTGCTGTTGGAAGGTCGACTGGCTACCGAAATTGGTGGGGAAATTCCAACGTGATGATTGGAAGCGGGGCCGGACTTGGCAACGGGACTATTGATAGCCAAAGCGATGAGTTCTTCGCAACCAATGCGCCGTACAGCGCATCCGAAAACACCATCATTGGATTTGAAGCGTTTAAGTTTCCAAAAGACACAACCGGCCAAGCATCGTTTTCTGTAACTATTGCCGCAGGCTCTCCGATTGTTGTGACTTGGGCCGTCCTTACTCCTGTGAACGGAACAAAAGTTGCTTTTAAGAGCACCGGCACGTTGCCAGGTGCGTTGTCTTCCGGCGTTACGTATTACGTGGTGGGCCAGTCCAGCACCACATTCCGATTGGCCTTGACTCCCGGAGGAGCGCAGATCAATAACGCGACCGCAGGCAGCGGCACCGTCTCTGGCTATCTCTCTGGCGTTACAGTTGCCAATGGCAACACCGTTGTCGGCTACCAGGCAGGAGCAAACAACCCATTCTCTGGTACATACAACTGCTTGATTGGTTGGAGAGCTGGCGATCAAATTACCGTCGGATCAGGGAATATTGTTATCGGTGCGGACCAAGAAGTTGACTCGGTTTCCGGTAGCGACCAGATCAACATTGGCGCCAAGTATTTCCATAACAGGTGGATTACTACGCCGCTGTCACTTACTGCACTCAACAACTTGCCCGGTCTGACTGAAGGAATGCGTGGCTTCTGCACGGACGCAACTGCAACAACATTTGCGTCAACGATCACCGGTGGTGGGTCAAACAATGTTCCGTGCTATTACGACGGCGCGTGGAAGATCGGATGATGATTTACCTCGCCGTCATCGTCCTGCTGCTCACTGGCTGTGCATCGAGCACGGCGGCTATCTCACAGAGTGCCAACACGTCGCGCGAGGCGGCGACGTCGGCACGCTCTTACCTGGCGAAAGCGAACACGGAGCTAGAGCGCATCGAGGCGCTGGCCGCGGAGATCTCGGCAAGGATCCCGTACGTGTCCGACGATGTCCCCGCGATTTACTCAACCATGCAGTACGTATCGATCGCAGTGGTGGCCGCTGTGATCGGAGCACTCATTTACACCTACATACCACGAGGCCGCTGATGCTTTCGACTGCCCAATACACGACCTGGCTACTAGGACTCGTAATTCTTACCTTCGCTGCCGGGTGCAGTGTTGGTTCAACCTTCCGCCGCACCCGCATTTCCACAAAGGCTTCCAATGCTCAACCTCGCAAGCGCTGAATCGTTCTTAGGCAGTATCTTTTTCGCAACAACGCTGGGGCTAATTGGGGCTCTAGCCGGTTACTTCTGGTGCAGGTCTAAGGGCGGCAAATGAGCCGCAAGAAGTGCTGCTGCGCTACGGGTTGCATCGATCCAAACTGTGAAGAGGGCAGCTGTGACACGGTTTTGGCAGATTGCGGCAGTCTGGGACCGTTGGGATTTGCCGTGGAACTAGAGCTGACGTGCCGGCCGGCAGCGTGCAGCCGCTACGACCCAGGTCCGGGTGTTCCATGTGCAAACTATGACCCACCATTACCAATGGGCGCACTCAATGGATGCCCCCGTGGTGGTGCCGGCTGGGAATCGACTGTTTACTACGACTGCCCCCCGCACGCTATTGTGTCTCCAAGTGACGGTGGCATGGACGCTTCCTGGATCTGCACACCAGTCAATCCGCTAAAGAACAACACCCAAGCGCTGTTTCAGTGGGCAAGCCATTGGTTTGGAACGTCATATCTTTGTCCGGCGGGGTACGCAGAAAACGGGTGTATCCAACTCAACTCAGTTAACAGCCACGGAAACCTGGCATTGGAATACGGGAGCATTCCGGTAGCGAAGACTATTAGCAGCAATATTGGATGGGTTAATTGTCCGCCACCAGATACTGCGCCGCCAACTTCCATCCTTTTTGGTTCTTTGCGCGAGAACCGTGGCGTTTTTGGCAAGGCTTGCGGCGTGTGCGGCGTTGGTGCAAACGTCTGCTGTGATCCATCGGTAACGAATACGCCGTGCGCTTGTGATTGTCTTGGTGGCGGCCAAACGAACTACCAGCTACTCAGCGCCACGAATGACCCGCACGACGGCGTGGTGTATGGACGCATTGCGTGGTTCGCTCCATGCACTGGGCCGTCAACGATCGGGCGCGGCGGCATCTGGTGCGGATCGGGCTGTGTCGATGATCCCACGCATCGTTCGTCCATGTTCTGCCTGGAGATCCTTGCAACCTTTGCTGTAAGTGTCGCGCAGGCGGATGTGCCTTTCGCTTCCTGCCCGGATATCAACAACGTCTTTGAAGATTCTTTAGGCAATCTTTCAATCCTACTTAACCAAGGTTCTTTTCTTGGCGCGGAGGATGACGGCCTGGTCTGGCGATACGAACAGCGCCATGTATGGGTGCTCTTTAAGCATTGCAACGACTTGTACACCGGCAGCGGAAACAAGTGCCGGATGCAGCTCGGGGACTACATCCCAATTCGGACCGGGATCTGCACAAGCGATATTTACTTCCCGAGGGGCTGTTGCAATTATCCGTTTGAGGCGTGCGAACCTGCGTGTAATCCGCCCGAGGTTGAGTGCGCGTGCAGTGATGGAATATTTGATTTAATGAGGCGTGCCGGCTGGGACTTTACAAAGGTAAAAGTGATATGAAATACTGGAACATTGTCGATGGGAAGCCTGTTCAGTCGGACACTCTGATCATTCCGGGCGCGAAGCCGGCACCAGGTGTGGGCGATGTTGTCGCCGGCGCGACCAAGGCGGTGGGGATAAAACCCTGCGGCGCGTGTCAAAAACGCCAAGCAGCCATGAATCGGGCTACTCCATCCATAATTCGTAGGGTCTTAGGGTGGTTTGTGCGTTAGTGTTGGGATATGAGGAACATCCGGGAAGCTCTCAGGAGGCTCGACCATCGGCGAACCGACTACTGGATGTGCCGGCGGGATACTGACCCGATTGGCGAGTGGACGATGTGCCTCGACCCTTACCTAAACGACTGGGACTGGCGGGTTAACATCGGCAGTAACAACGTCCGCGCTGTGCGGCGGATAATCAATGCTACTAAATGTAAGGTGATTACGGATAATTTGCAGACAGCCAGACGAATTGTCGATAAGATGCGGACACAGGCACATGGTCGTGCTTAGTTGGCGGCTTATAACTGGCTGTTTGAATTTAACGTAACAGCCAAACGCTCGCCAATAAGTAGGACTTTGCAGCCTGTTTGAGGGCTTGCATATGGCGGCGAAGACGCAAGGAAACGACAAGAATCTGCGGCGGATGATCGGGGTCGACCTGGTTACCGATGGGCTGCTCGAGGCGATAGCGAAGTACGACGGGTCAAGCAAGGTGCACGTCGTGCGCCAGCTTGTCCGGTCCGCGGCCCGGGCTCACTACGGAACTGTTGAGGCTGCGCTACTGGAGGTCCGCAATGGCTGACCTATTCACAGGGATCGCGTGCCTGGTGTCGGTAGGAGTCTTCCTGCTGCTGTTCCTTGTGCCTGACCATGAAGCGTGCCAACCGGTGCGGAAGCGGGGCGAGGAATGATCCCCATCCGCAAGTACGACACGGAATACTGGCGCAGTACCTCGGCAGGATTGCAGCGCGAGGTGGACCACTTCCGCGACAAGGCAAGTCTGCAGGGGAACATCATTCAGACCATTGCACGGCGCATCGAGGGCATTTGCGATGAGGTGAGTGCTGGGCGGCTCAATGAATCGGATGCGCTGCAGAGGCTGAACAACCTTGCGCAGTTAGTGTTCCGGACAATCGAAAGCGAACAACGAGCAAACGCGGTCAAGTGATCGCACCGCAGGGGTCGGACGTGCTGCCGCACCCCTGCGGCCATTTCATGGAGGATGGATATGGAAATGCAAGAAGAAGCAAAGGTAAAGGCGAACGCTGCTGCACGCCAGTGGTGCAAGGAAGCGATCAAGCTGGAGTATCGGTGGTGCGTGGACAGCAACAGTTGGTACACGCGCGCGCAGTCGGGCGTATGGGAGCGCGACCGGCTGAACATGGTGAAGGGTGAAATCATCAAGGGCGCAGCCAAGGCAAATCCAAACGACACTGGCAGTTGGGCGCGCTACTTTGCGTCCGTGGCTGAATCGTTCGATGGCTTGGTGGTTGGTAGCGCGGACTGGGATCAGCATTTGTGGGGCTTCGGTGCGCCTGACGATGTGTATGACCTGATCGAAGGTAGCGCGATCAACCGGCTGCTGGATCTCAGCATCACCAAGCGCGTAGGCGTTCGACCAGGTGGAACTACCACCAGGTGGGAAGCTTTCCTGCTCGAGGCTGCTCGTGGCGATGCGGAGGTGGTTGCGTTCTTGAAGCGCTGGGCCGGCTACGCGCTGAGCGGGAGCACCAAGGAACACTGCATCCTGTTCATCCACGGACCAGGTGGCAACGGGAAGAGCGTGTTTGTGGACACCATCCGCTATGCCTGGGGCGAGTACGCCAAGACGCTTCCGATGGATGCGCTGATGGAGTCTAAAGGCGATAGACATCCGGCTGAGATTGCCATGCTGAAGGGCGCGCGCCTGGCCATTGCGAATGAAACGCAGGAAGGGCGCAAGTGGGACGATGCGAAGCTCAAGCAACTGACCGGCGGCGATGTGGTGGTGGCTCGGCACATGAGGCAGGATTGGTTTGAGTTCACGCCGTGCTTCAAGCTGCTGGTGGTGGGGAATCATGCGCCGCAGATCGCGGTGGTTGACGATGCCATGCGTAGGCGGCTGTGCATGGTGCCATTTACTAACAAGCCAGAGAAGCCGGATGGCGACCTGGGAGCGAAACTCAGGGAGGAAGCGGGAGGCGTCCTACGTTGGGCGATGGAGGGCTTTGAGGAATGGGCGACTCTTGGCGGCTTGCGTCCACCGGAATCGATCCTGAAGGCAACGGCGGGCTACCTGGACGATCAGGACACGGTTGGCGCTTGGCTGCAGGATTGCACGGTCAAGCAAGCCGGTTCGTTCACGTCCAGTCGGGCCATCATGGCGTCATGGTCTACCTGGTGTTCGGAAGCCGGCACCCATCCGAAGAGCATGAAGCGGCTTGGGCCTGACCTAAAGAGCCGTGGTTACGTCCAAACAAGGACAGAGCACGCTCGGGGCTTCCTTGGGCTGACGCTTCTGACGCATCCTGACACATTGGCTGACGCATCATGAAATCCAACACAGTCAATATTCCAACTAAGAAACGTGAAGTTACACAGTTCCTGACGCTTATGACGCTTCTAGCACACATACATTCACTCTCACGCGCGCACGCGCACGTGGCTACTCATATGCAAACAAGCGTCAGGAAGCGTCAGCCGTCAGGAAAGAAGAAAGGACCATGAAAGATGAAGACGTGGAAATCGCCGTACGCGGCGCTGGTATCAGAGGTACGTGGCAAGCGTCTAGCCTATGGAGGCAGTTGGACGCGGTTGAGCCTAAAGCTCAGGCAGAACAACCCATTGTGCCAACGGTGCGGGATAGCACCAAGCGACGAGGTGCATCACATCGTGCCGCTGGAGGTCAACCCTGCTCTGAAGATGGACCCTCGGAACCTGTTGGCAGTGTGCCGATCGTGCCACGAGGAACTCGAAAGAGGAAACCCAAGCAAGTCGCGTCCATAATAATCGAGCCCCCCCCCTTGGGTAGGGGGGGTACCCCCGTCCGTTGGGCAC